TTTTGCTTGATTATATGGTATATATGCCATATAATGAAAGAGAGGTGATAGCATTTGTTTGATGTTATATTTTATGAAAGTGAGAATGGTGAAAAGCCTGTTGAGCTTTTTCTTGATTCTTTAGATGTAAAGATGCGTGCTAAACTGTTGGGCTTGCTGGGTATTCTTTCTGAAAAAGGAAATGCTCTCAGAGAACCGTATAGCAAGTATCTTCAAGATGATATTTTTGAGATTAGATGTAAATTAGGAAATAACATCACACGCGTTTTATACTTCTTTTACTATGATAAGCAGATTATTTTAACGAATGGGTTTGTGAAGAAGACTCAGAAAACCCCTAAAAATGAAATAGAACTCGCAAAGAAAAGAAGAAAATCATATATTGAACGGAGGGAAGCATGATGAAAACTTTGAATGCTTATTTGCAAGAACAATTACAGGATCCCGAATTTGCTAAAGAGTACGAAGCCATTCAACCGGAAATGGATATTATCAAAGCCATTGTGGATGCTAGAACCTCTCAGAATCTCACCCAAAAAGAATTGGCTGCACGTACCGGTATCAATCAGGCTGATATCAGCAAGCTGGAAAATGGAACCCGTAACCCTACCATAAACCTTCTAAAGCGTTTAGCGGATGGGATGGGGATGACACTTAAAATTGAATTTGTGCCAAAATAATATATTAGAGCTGACCATGTGGTTGGCTCTTTTTTTTGTTGCCTTTTACCATGTTGTTCTTGTTTCTCTTAGGATGCCACAGGGGCGTACTGGGAGGGTTTCTGTTTCTTCGGCGGTGAATATTTGGGCGCCGTAGGTTGGGTTGAAGGCTTCCAGTACGATCATGCCGTTGTCTTTGAGGCGTACTCTTTTGAGGGTGGCGTTGTATCCGTTGATGTAGACGGCCATGATGCGATTATCTATGAATTCGTAGCAGCGTTCTATGATTGCGATGGTGCCGTCTTCGATTTTGGGCTCCATGCTGTCACCGGAGACGCGGAGGGCGAAGTATTGTTTGTCGCCGTGTAGCCATTCAGCGGGGATTTCTTCCCATGTGGCGGGGTCTGCGTCGTCTAGGGTGTAGTTCATGGCTTCTATTGGTACGCCGGCAGCGATTTCCGACAAGACGGGGATGCGAACGGCGCCTTTGTTGGTGGCGATGCCTGCGTCGATGGCGGATTGGGGTGCTTGTCTTGGCTGTAGTAACTCGCTTCGCTGCACGCCTAGAATGTGACAGATTTTATCGATTTTATTCATGCGTGGAATGCTAGTCCCTTTTGTCCACTTGTTAACCGCCGCAGCGCTTACTGATAACTTTTCGGCTAACTCTACTTGAGTGACATCTTTTTTAGTCATGTAATAATTAAGGTTATCTCTAAAGATATTATTTATAGAATTGTCTTTCTCCATATTTATTCACCTCCTATATTGACCATTATATGAGTTAAAGTTAAAAACGGCAACAAAAAAATAAACTTTTTTTACTTTTAGTATTGACTTTAACTTTAAGTTAAAGTATTATAAGACCCAACAGGAGGTGATGAGCTTGGTCGAACCACTAAAAATATCACTTAGAGCGGCTAGAGTTAATGCTGGGATGACGCAAGAATGCGTTGCCAGGAAGCTTGGAAAGGCGAAACAAACCATTGTGAATTGGGAAAATGGCAAAAGCGCCTTGTCAGCTGAGGATCTTTTCAAACTCAGCGAGTTGTATCGTGTTCCACTGGACAATATTTTTTTACCTTGAAAATAAACTTTAAGTTAAAAGGAGGTTCTTATGAACAAAGTTATTGATGCGTATACTGCACAAGAGCGTTTAAGACTATTGCTTAATGTGTATAAAACACTGGCTGATTCTGATGTTTTCATTCTCAAAGCAGAAGCGGATGAACAACGTTATCAGGCGATGAAAAATCTTATCCTTGCACTGGAATCTGAAATACAAATAGAAATTAAATTTTCAGCAAAACATGGTGCTGGAAATTTAAGTGCAGAGGATAAACCGTGGATGATTGATGGTGCGCCCCAAAATGAATAAAGCAGCCCATAAAAGGCTGCTAGTGTGATCTCAATTTTTTGATTCTAGTAAATCAGCAAGGTAGGTTTTCCCAACTTCAGTAATGCCGGTCACGTAAAGATTAGAGAGTCTGTTTCTCCCTAAAATCGGTACTGTGCTGACTTCTACAGTGATATAACCCGCGGATTCTAATTTATAAACAAGGTTGTCGAACATTTTTATTTTTTCCTTGTAAAAATCTGCATCACGTGGAATGAAGTTGTCAACAGTCAAGCTACTGTATCTGTCAGGGATGTTTTGTGCAAGCATTAAGAGATTAAGTTCAATCTCATCAATATCAAAAATATCAGTTGTCATAATGATTCACCTCCTTTCACGGGGTGATTATAGCATAAAAATTAAAGGGGACGGTCGAATGAATGAATTAAAAATTTTTGAAAACAGCGAATTTGGAAAGGTTCGTACGGTGCTGGTTGACGGTGAACCATATTTTGTTGGGAAAGATGTGGCTGAGGTTCTTGGATATTCCAATACGCAAAAGGCTATTAGAGACCATGTTGACAGGTTTGACAAGCTGACCGAACGAATCGTTCTGTCAGGTCAAAACAGAGAGGTTATCCTCATCAACGAGTCCGGTCTTTACTCTCTTATTCTCTCCAGCAAGATGCCTCGTGCTCGTGAGTTCAAGCATTGGGTCACCAGCGAGATTCTTCCATCTATTCGCCGTCATGGCTTGTATGCGGTGGATGAAGTGCTTGCTGACCCCGACATGCTTATCAATGCGTTGACAGCGTTGAAGGAGGAACGTGCGAACCGTGAGCGTCTGGAAGAGGCCAATGCGGTGCAACAACAACAGATTGCCGAACTCCAACCGAAAGCGAGTTACTACGATTTGGTGTTGAATTGCAAGGACCTTGTATCCGTTACCACGATTGCCAAGGATTACGGTTGGTCTGCAAGAAAGATGAACACCTATTTGCACGATTTGGGTGTGCAGTATAAGCAAGGCAGTGTATGGATTCTCTATCAAAAGTATGCAGAGATGGGCTACACAAGTACAAAGACCCACAGCCATCCAGGTAAAGACGGTGACGTACATGCTACGGTGCATACGTATTGGACGCAAAAGGGGCGGTTGTTTATTTACGACTTGCTAAAGAAAAACGGTATTTTGCCAATGGTAGAAAGAGGTGAAACTGCATAATGGAAAATCTTTACAGACGTTTTGTTCCTGTTGGGGATGAAAAAATAATGGATAAGTTTGAGGCTTTGTGTGAGCGCAAAAACTTATCCAGAGATGATTTAATTTTGATTCTGAAAGCTATCAAGCTTAATCCGAATATTTTTCAACAATCTGATTAAGCAAAGATTTTAGCTGTGCCCAATCTTTGATATCAAAGTGTCTTTCTACAATCCCAGTAGGAACCCCACCTGATATGTCCCAAACAAAGATTGACATGTCGTGGCCTTTTCTAAGGGTTCCAGATATTTCGATGTCATAGTTTTCGTTAATTTTTCGATAGATGCTCTCAACGCCATCGATGATTTTTACTGAATACTCTGGTCCTAAATAGGCTAAAAGATTTTTTTGATTTTCAGTTACTTGCATGACAATCACCTCCTCTCAAAGGTGATTATACCAAAGATTTTAGAAAGAAGGTGAAACCGCATAATGGAGAATCTTGGCTTACGAATTTATAAACTCAGAAAAGCAAAGGGGCTCACTCAGGAAGAATTGGCTGCCCGAATGGGTGGCGGGACCAACAGAAGCATGATTTGCAAGTGGGAAAAAGGCGTTGAGACGCCTAGCCTTGCAAGTGCTAAACGCTTGATTAGTGCTTTGGGTTGCTCTTTGCACTTTCTTGTTACCGGTACTCATTACAAAGAATAGAGGTGAAGCATCATGTCCATCGAACAACAATTAGCTGATACAGTGGCAAGCCTTGTATTAGCTCAAATCAAACCGTATTTGAACAATAACAGGATTCTTAAAGAATCAGAGGTGATGGAAATCTTGGGCGTATCCAAAAAGACCATGCAAAATTATAGAAACGATGGGCTAAAGGCATTCCAGCCTACCGGTTCTCAATACTATTATTTTATGTCTGACCTTGAAGCCTTTGTAAGACGAAACGGGCGGGCACTGTGAGAGGGGGTGATTGAAAATGACAAAAGAAGTGGTTGAACTAATCATCGGGGCAGGCAGTTTTATGCTTTTCTTACAGTTCTTGTGCGTGAGCTATCTAGCAGAGAGCTGTAACGGGCTATGGACTACACTCGCATTGGCGGCGTTGTGCTTTAGCTTGCTGTGGTGCTTTGACGATTATCTACCAATTACAAACAAAAGAAAGAGAGGGAAAAGATAAGTGTTACCGATGAACGAAAGAAACATCTTACAGGTGTTGAAGAAAAGCGAAAAGGCCAATATCGGCTTTGAAGATGAAGCGATGACGCAGGTTATTTTGACTGATAGCGTATTCATGTTGATGACCGATATCAACAATTTCAAGCCTAACGGGCAATTGATGGGGGCTATCAATGAAGCAAAGGCCGCTTTACTTGCGGAAAACAAAGTCGGTCAGATGTATGACCTTATCAAGCACGATGTTGCGGGATTGACCGTTGAGTATGTCCAAAAAACTTTTACCAACTTTGCAAAAGCACAAAAAGAAACCGGCTATGCGTTGCCATTCAGCGCCACGATTTATGACGGCGGGAAAACAGAATGTCAATCTTTATTCTTGCTTGCGAATGGTTCTTATGTGGCTTTTGACAACCGCTATATGGAGCTGTTGAAAAACAGGGTACTGTTGAAAGATGGGTGTTTAGTTAAGATTCCATATACCGTGGGTACAGGAAAAAAATTCTATTACCCGCTTGTGGTTGATACCGAGGTTTACAAATTCGCGTGCATGCCGTTTTACGAACCACATTGCGCCTTGACAAAGTATCTTGCAAAAAATTAAAAAAGCCATCGGGTGGCCAGGCCCGACAGCTTAAGAAAAAATATTCCAACATCATTATAACAGGAGGATAACAAAAATGGAAATTGAATTGAAGTTAAAAGCCGTTGGTGATTCTGAAATCAACACGATCGTTCAAATGCTGTCATGTATGAACGTTAAATGTGCGCCGTTAGTAGTGGGTGCTGAAGAACCTAAAGAACAGCCAACAACTGAAGAACCTGTTAAAGAAGTGAAACAGGAAGTGAAATCTGAAATTGAGATTTCACTTGAAGATTTACAGAAAACCTTTGGCGAATTGGCAAAGGCTGGGATGAAACCAAAGCTGAAGAAGCTCTTAAGCAAGCATGAAGTGAAGAAGGTATCTGAATTACCAACTGAGAAATACAGCATTGTTATGGAAGAATTGGAAGCATTAAAGGGGGCTTAATTATGGCAAAACACGCACTTTTGAGTGCATCTAGCGCCAGTCGTTGGCTGAATTGTCCAAAGTCGGTGCGATTGACTGAAGATATTCCAGATGGTGAATCAAGCTCATTCGCTGCAGAGGGCACTCTAGCCCACGCAATCGCAGAGGATTACTTGCGTGAATACGCAACAGGCAAAGGGCGCACGGTTGAGGATTACGTGGTGCCTGAAAAGTTCAAAGGAAATCCGCTTTTTTACGATGGTATGTATCAAGATGTAATCCCGTATCTCGAGTACGTTGTGAGTACGTTTGAGAGTAAAAGCAGGGTGGCTACACTCGATGTTGAAGCCCGTTTAGATTTCTCAAAATACGTGCCTAGTGGTTTTGGTACGGGGGACGCGGTCATTATTGACAACGGTACTTTAGAGATTTGCGATTTGAAATTTGGCAAAGGGGTTTTAGTTGAAGCGGAAAACAACCCGCAAATCATGCTCTATGGTTTGGGCGCATTACACGCCTATGATTATATCTTTGATATCAGAAATGTAAAGATGACTATTGTACAGCCCCGTTTGGATCATGTGGCATCCTTTGTACTGAGCGCAGACGAATTACGAGATTGGGGTAATAATACTGTTTCCCCGATTGCCAAATTGGCATACAACGGCCAAGGCGATCAAAAGGCGGGTGATTGGTGCAGATGGTGCAAAATCAAGGCCACATGTAAGGCCCGTGCAGAAAAGCAAGGTCAGACCGTGGCGATGATGGCTGAAGCGGAATTGACCGATGACCAAATCTGTCAAATTTTGGCGGCCAGCGCTGAAATCAAAGCGTGGTTATCCGATATCGAAAGCCATACGGTACAGCGCTTAAGCGATGGCGAAACTTTACCTGGGTGGAAGTTGGTGGAGGGCCGTTCTAATCGAAAGATTAAAGAACCTGAAGCGTTGGCGGAAAAACTCTTAAATTGTGGCGTGGATGCCGCACGCATTTATAAACCACAAGAATTGCAAAGTCTCACAGCACTTGAAAAGGCTGTCGGTAAAGCACGATTTAATGAGCTTTGCGGGGAGTATGTTTATAAACCGCAAGGGAAGGCTACACTCGTACCGGAAAGCGACAAGCGCCCGGCGCTGGGGGGTGTTGAAAATGATTTTAACTTTGAGGAGCTGAAAGAATGATTAAATTTGAAAATACAGATGTTTATGGGTTTGAGGCCGCAATCCGCGGCATGAGAAACCCGATGAATTCGTGGGACAAAAGCGACAGTTTCGAATTGGATTGCAAGCTGTTTCCTTGCGAGGGATGCGCGTTTGAACCGTTGTGCGAGGAGAGATACCCACGCGCCCATAAAGTTGGCGAAAACGACCTTGCATTGATGCGTAAGCTGGCGAATGCAGGGGATGACCATGGAAAATTCGCCCGATTTATCAATGTGACGGTTGACGTGACGGCGCCGTTGTACTGGTGGTCTGAATTTGATACTTATAAGATTGGCACTGTGGCTAATTCGTGCTCTAAGATGCACAAAATCCACGCCAAGGAATTTAAGTTAGAGGATTTCAGCCACGAGCATTTATTGGATAGAGGAACTGCGGCATTAGAGCAAACTGTTGATACTCTTAACATGTATCGAAACTTTTATATCGAAACTAAAAATAAAAATTTCTGGTGGCAACTTATCCAATTATTACCATCAAGCTACAACCAGCGTCGTACGGTACAGCTCAACTATCAAGTGTTGCACCGTATTGTCAAAGCTCGCAAGAATCACAAATTAGACGAATGGCATGATTTGTGTGATTGGGCGCTTGAATTGCCTTATTTCAAAGCCATTTATGGGGATAAGTAAATGAACAGAAAAGCACTTTTAGAAGCAACTGAAAGCATCGTTTGCAAGGATCGTGAAAACGATTATGGTACACCGGAAAACAATTTCGCCCGTATCGCTGATTTTTGGACAGCATATTTAGGACAAGTCGTAAAGCCTCATGATGTGGCTGCAATGATGATGTTATTGAAAATCGCTCGTATTGCCAGTGGTCAACATAAGGATGACAACTGGATTGATGCCGCGGGTTACAGCGCTTGTGGCGCTGAATTACAGGAACTTTATTCTTAAATCTTAAAAACGAAAGGAAGTATTTAACTATGAGTAACGCAGTATTAAGAGGTCGCATTAGCTACGCACACATTTTTGAACCACAAGCTCCATTGAATGGCGGGGATCCTAAGTATTCTTTGTCCCTTATCATCTCCAAAGATGATGTGGACATGGTCAACAAGGCCAAAGAAGCCATTGCAGATGCAATTGAAAAGGGTATGGATACCAAATGGAACGGCAAAAAGCCTGCACGTCTGCACATTCCTTTGCGTGATGGAGATGAAGAACGCCCTGACCATCCGGAATACGCTAATTCCTATTTCATCAATTGCAATGCCACCGAAAAGCGTAAACCAAAAGTGGTTTTGCGTTACCGTGACCCTGAGACAAAAAAGCCTATCGATGGTACTGAAGAAACCGTATATAGTGGGTGTTATTGCAATGTGTCTATCGATTTTTATCCGTTCTCAGTACCGGGGAACAACGGCATTGGTGCGGGGTTAGGCAACATTCAAAAGTGGGCAGATGGTGAAGCCTTTGGCGTTGGGCCTCGTAACGTTGAAGATGAATTCAGTTTTGAAGAACCGGAAGAGGCTGATATTGATGACATCTTATAAAAAGACCCTCGCTATTGATATTGAAACCTTTAGCGGAGTTGAATTGGGGCAAGTCGGCGTATACAAATACGCCGAAAGCCCCGATTTTAATATCCTGCTATTTGCATACGCTTACGATGATGAACCTGTGGAAATTATCGACCTTACAAAAGAACCCTTACCGCAATCTATCATTGACGATCTGCTAGACTCTCACGTTCTCAAAACTGCATTTAACGCCGCGTTTGAACGGGTATGTATCAACACTTACTTAGGCGTAACAACGGGTCCATGGGACTGCACCATGGTTCGCGCATGGGAACTGGGGATATCGGGCAGTTTGGCGGTAGTGGGGGCAAAGATTGGCATTAAGGAAGAAAAAAGAAAACTCGACGGTTCGCGCCTTATTCGTACTTTCTGTAAACCTAGGAAGCCAACGAAAAACAATCCTGCTACACAGTGGCGGGGTGAAGATAAACCTGAAGAATGGGCGGCATTCGTGGAATATTGCAAAAGGGACGTTGAAGCGGAAAGAGCTATCAGAAACGGGCTTTTAAGAATCCCGATTTTCGACAAAGAACTAGACCTTTACAGGTTAGACCAAAAAATCAACGACAACGGGATTTTGATTGATACTGATTTCTGTCATTCAGCTATTGAAATTTCAGACGCCCTCACAGAAGCAAAAAAACAGCGTTATTTGGACTTAACAGGGCTTGATAATCCAAACAGTTTGGTACAGCTCAAAGATTGGATTTATGAGGAAACAGGCGAAACTGTGGCATCTATTACTAAAGGGAACCTACCCGAATTGATAGACCAATTCAAAGACTTTCCCAACATTGTGGAGGTGTTGGAAATCCGTGCGCTGTTGGGTAAAACCTCAGTGGCTAAGTACAACAAAATGTTGCAAACGGCTTGCAACGATAATCGCAGTCGTGGGAATATCCAATTTTTTGGTGCCAAAACAGGGCGTTGGGCGGGGCGCTTAATCCAATTACAAAATTTGCCACAAAACCACTTAACCGATCTTGATACAGCACGTGAGGCAGTGGCAACAGGCGACTATGAATTGGTTGAAATGCTTTACCCTGACACCACCGATGTATTGCGCCAATGTATCCGTACCGCAATTATTCCACCGCCGGGAAAGAAATTTATTGTTGCCGACTTTAGCGCTATTGAAGCCCGCGTGATTGCATGGTTAGCCGGTGAACAGTGGCGACTAGATGTATTTGAGCAAGGCGGGGACATTTACTGTGCATCTGCTAGTCAGATGTTTGGCGTTCCCGTGGAAAAGCACGGCATCAATGGCCACTTACGCCAAAAGGGCAAAGTTGCGGAATTGGCGTTGGGCTACGCGGGGAGTGTGGGGGCGCTTAAAAATATGGGCGCGCTCAAAATGGGGATTGATGAAAGCGAATTAAAACCCATCGTGGAAAAATGGCGCAAGGCGTCACCCCATGTGGTGGAGTTGTGGCACGACATCGAAAACGCTTGTTTTAACGCCATGGATAACCCAGGGGAAAGCTTTATCATTAACAAGTTTTTGTCAGTTTATATGCACAAGAAATTGTTATTCATCGTGCTACCATCGGGGCGAAAAATGGGTTATCTAAAACCAAAAGTAGTACCTGACGAATATGGACGCGGAAAGCTGTATTACCTGGATACCGTGGCGAATAAGCCCGCTTATGTTGAGACCTATTATGGGAAACTCACTGAAAACGTGGTACAAGCAACCGCCCGTGATTGTTTGGCGCAAGCCATGATGGCGCTTGATGACGCTGGTTATAAAATCATTTTTCATGTTCACGATGAAGTGATAGTTGAAGTGGATGAATCGGACGAAAGCGCACTTGAATCCATTTCTGAGATTATGGGTAGGCCTATTCAATGGGCGCCTGGATTGCCGTTACGGGCCGATGGCTATGAGTGCAGCTATTACAAAAAAGATTAGAGGTGAAAGCCGTGGAATATATCATAGCAACAGGGCGCAGTAGGACAGCACCCAAGTGGAAAAATGAAGCGGTTACGTGGGATAGCTTTGTGGAAAGATTGGCATCGCCGGTGGTGACACCTGAAACGTGCCTTGAATATTCGCAGATGACCAAAGACGAAAAAAACGCCCGTAAGGACGTTGGTGGCTTTGTTGCCGGTTCTTTGCTTGACGGAATCCGCAAGGCTGACAACGTGCAATGGCGCTCAATGATTACGCTTGATCTTGATAACGTGGACACTAACGAAAGTCGCGCGATTGAGATTATCAACGCGAGATGCCCATATACTCATGTCATCTACCCTACACACAGTCATACAAGGGTTGCGCCACGATTAAGAGTGATTATCCCACTAGAAAACACAATCACAAGCGAACAGTATGAACCCGTGGCGCGACGTTTGGCGGCTGATATTGATATTGATTGGTGCGATGCTTCAGCCTTCAGAGTGCAGCAGCTCATGTATTGGCCTTCTATCCCATCTGACCTTGACTATAGCAGTGCTTTTGTCGATTTCCGCGGGCCGTTGGCTAGCGGTAATGCAATTTTGGCGCGGTATACCGATTGGCGCAACATGGCAGAGTGGCCGGGCACGGGTCGAGAAATTGAGCGTGTGGGACACAAGGCAAAGGCGCAAGAAAACCCGACGGTCAAGAATAACATGGTTGGTGTGTTTTGCCGTACGTACTCAATCACCGAAGCCATTACCACCTTTTTAGCAGACGTTTATACACCGACTAACAAGGAAAACCGCTTCACATTTACAGGCGGTTCGACAGTTGGCGGGCTAGTGCTTTATGAAGACGTGTTCGCGTTCGATAATCACGCCACAAGCCCCGCAAGCGGTCAACTGTGTAACGCCTTTGACCTTGTGCGCTTGCATAAATTCGGTGGCATGGATGAAAGCTGCAGGCAGACTACATCGACGGAAAAGCGACCTAGTTATGACGCCATGCTTAATTTCATCAAGACCGATGAAAGAACCATGCAGACGCTCTTTGCTGAACAGGAAGCACGTGTTGAAAGCGAATTTTCCTATGATGAAAAACCGCCTGAACAGGAAGGGGACACGGATCCCGCTGAATGGAAAAAACAGCTTGAATTTGATAAAAAAGGGAACGTTTCGCAGACCCTCAATAATGCAAGCTTAATTATTTCTAATGACCCAAGGTTTAAGGGAAAATTGGTTTTCGATGAAATGAAATGCAGGAATATGGTTACCGGTGCTTTGCCATGGAACAGTGACAAAAGTACCCGTTTTTGGAGTGACGCAGATGAAGCAAACATGCGCCTGTATCTCGAAAAGGTTTATGGCCTTGATGCTAAGGAAAAAATCGAAACCGCGTTAACGACTGTATTTTTCGCCAATCGTCATCATGCATTGAGAGAATACTTCAAAGGGTTACCACCGTGGGACGGTGTAAAACGTGTTGAAACACTTATCATTGATTTCCTAGGTGCTGAAGATAGCGAATACATGCGCCATATTACAAAGACCCATCTTGTGGCGGGCGTGACTCGAATTTTTAGACCGGGCGCAAAGTACGATACGATGATTACTTTGAGCGGTGGTCAGGGCAAAGGCAAGAGTACCTTTATCCGCATTCTAGGCGGTAACGAATTCTTTTCGGACAGCTTAAGAGACTTTAAGGGCAAAGAACCATTAGAGCTGTTACAAGGCTGTTGGTTTATCGAGATTGCAGAATTGGCGGCGTACAAGAAATCGGACAAGGAAGAATTCAAAGCCTTTATGTCAAAGGTTGACGATCAATTCAGGCCCGCATACGGACATAACACGGAACAGCGGAAACGCCAATGTATTTTCTGGGGGACGACAAATGACCATCAATTTTTACGTGACGAAACGGGCGACCGCCGTACGTGGCCCGTTGAGATTGACGTTGTTAAGCCAAAATATGATGTGTTTTCGGAACTTGCGCCAATGCGTGACCAAATTTGGGCAGAAGCCTATCAATACTATTTAGAGGGCTGGCCTATCTCACTGTCCCGCGAGATGGAAGAAGAAGCGGAAAGCCAACGTAAGAAATTTATGGAAGAAAACCCACGCAGAGACGCTATTTACAGCTTCCTTGATGTGGAAATCCCGACCAATTGGCACAAGTTGGAGTATATCGACAGAATCAGCTATCTGGACGGTGATGAATACGATGGAACTACAGTGAAGCGAAATAGAATCACTGCATTGGAAATTTGGGTAGAGTGTTTCAGAGAGAATCAGAAATATTTTACGAAACGCGATGCCGCGGAAATCAATTTGATTCTAGCCAATATGCCGGGGTGGCGTAAGGTGGGGAAGAAAATCAGATTAGATAGTGTTTGCTATAACGCCATTCAGAAAAAAATTTTCTATGAGCGTTCAGATGTTTCCTGATTGTATAAAAAATTTTGTGGACCTGAGTAAGTCCACAAAAAGATGAATGAGAACAAATGTTTTGATGATTTTTGTGGACTATGTGGACTTCAAAATATAGTAAGTCCACAAAACGGTCCACAAAAAATACAGCTTAACCAATACCGTTTAAGGGTATTTTGTGGACCATGTGTACCTTATTTTTATAAAAACATATATAGAAAATACAATGTTATATAGGTACTTAAAAGATATATATATAACTCGTATTTTTCATAATTTCCTATAATATGTTTTTGAAAACTGTGGTCCACAAAATAAATAACTCTATATTTAAGCATAAAAATAAAAGGAAGGTGAGCAAGTGGAATACAGACAGGAAAAGAAGATTGAGCAATATTTGTGCAGTAAAGTGAAGGAAATTGGTGGGTATGCGATGAAAATCACATCGCCTGGAATGGCGGGTGTGCCTGATAGATTGATTCTATTTAACGGTGTCGCTGCATTCGTAGAGCTGAAAGCCCCAGGCGGCAAACCGACAGAAAGACAAATCGCCATCCATCGGTTTTTACATCGTTTAGGGTTTCCCGTGTGCGTGGCAGACTCAAAGCATAAAGTGGATTGCTTAGTAAGGGAAGTGGAACGCCGTGGATTTTCAACCATATGACTATCAAAAACAGGCCATTCAATGGATTATTGATAAGCCACGTTGTGGGTTGTTTCTGGACATGGGACTGGGTAAAACAGTTACCACCTTAACCGCCATTGATTGGCTGATAAATTGTAATTTGGAGATTTCCAACGTGTTAGTGGTAGCACCTAAACGCGTGGTTACTGAGACGTGGGCGACCGAATGCCAAAAGTGGGACCATCTTCATTCATTGAAGATGGTTCCCATCGTTGGCAATCCCGAACAGCGTAAGATTGCTACATCAACAAAAGCGGACATCCACTTAGTAAGCAGGGACAATGTGAAATGGTTGGTGGAATACCTAGGGCGTAAGTGGGATTATGACATGTTGGTTTTGGACGAATTATCGAGTTTCAAGAACCCCCAATCAAACCGATTCAAAGCCCTTAAAAAGGTTAGTAAGCAATGCAACAGAGTGGTTGGTTTAACAGGCACACCGGCCCCGAACGGCTATCATGATTTATGGTCTCAGATGTACCTACTGGATAGCGGGGAACGCCTAGGGCGAACGTTGGGCGATTTTAGAAGGGAATATTGTGACTGTGTGCGCTACCCACAATTTACTAAATGGACGGTGCCCGACAAAAATCAGAATGCCATTGGTAAACAGATTTCTGACATTTGTATCTCGATGAAGGCAAAGGATTATCTCAATTTACCGCCGGCGTATTATCACACCGTGTTAGTTGATTTACCGAACAAGGCCAAGAAAGCCTATAAAACGATGCTGGAAACAAGCGTACTTGAATATGGCTATGATGATATTGTTGGCGTCAATGCCGCCGTGGTGCTTGAAAAATGTTTGCAGATTGCCAACGGCGCTATCTATGACGATGACCGAAATGCAAGATTTATTCACGACGCAAAGATTGAAGCGCTGGAACAGATCATAGAAGAAGCACAAGGACAGCCGATTTTGGTCTTTTACCAATACAAGTTTAACCGCGACAGTATTCTGGAGCATTTCCCGCAAGCCGTACTTTACGAGGACGGCGTAAAAGAAAAATGGGATAAAGGTGAAATACCAATTTTGTTAGCACAGCCCCAATCTTGTGGGCACGGGCTGAACTTGCAACACGGCGGGCACATCATCGTGTGGTTTGGCGTTAAATGGAGTTTGGAGCTCTATCAACAAGCAAATGGACGTCTAAACCGACAGGGTCAAAAAAAGCCTGTAATGATTTATCATCTTTTGGCAAAAGACACATCTGAAGAAAGAGTGCTACAGGCGTTAGCCGCTAAAAACACATCGCAGGAAGCCCTTAACGATTGTGTGAAGGCTGAATTACAGAAAGTGAGATGATTTTATGATGGTTGCACCATGCAAGGATTGCAAAGACAGGTACATCGGATGCCATGCAGATTGTGATAAGCCTGAATTTTTACATTGGCAAGAAAAGCGGGAAACCGTTAGAGAAAAACGCCGTGAGGCAGTAATGGAGATGCAAGACCGCTATTATAAGGATGACAGATACAGAAAGTTGAGGATTGGTAATCATGATTAAGCGTGTTAATTACTTAGATGATTTTGTGAAGCAATACGCCCCTATTTTGCAAGGGGCGTATGAGAAGGCCAACATTTGGCCGGAATGCGGATATAAAACCAACATCCTAGAGGAAGAGATGGAAGAAGTAGAACTTGCCTTTGATGAATTTATCAATTTTGTGTATAACTCCGACAATTCCGCGGTAAAATTGTTTGAACCGGACAAAAATAAAGAGGCACAAGGCTACATCATCTCTTTGATGTGCGAGCTGTTGCAGGTAATCGCGGTTCTCAATAAGTACGAAACCCAAAAGGACGGTGATAACCAATGAGTAAAACCCATTGTAGAGATTGCGTATATGGCATCCCGCCGCGTGATTTTGATAAAAATAAGCACGGCCATTGCAAAATGATGTTATTAGAATTTGAATACGACGCGCCAGGCTGTTATTGGTTCATTGATGTAAATGAGGTAAGCGAAAATGAAAAAGAAGAAAACAAACCCACGCAAGATGGTAATTTCTAAATATGACGTGAGAAAAGCCGTTGAACAAGAATTAGCGGACCAAATCGAACGCGGCAAAATGGAAGCTTTGAACTCTCTTATCATCGCCTTTATGGGCATTCCCTTATTAGCGGCTAACGATACCTTTGATATGGGTCCTGTAAGACTGAACCGCTTTAAGGCGCGTATGTTGACCTTATACAAAGACTGGAACAACGGTGAGTATACCGACGATGATATTATCGAGTGGATCAACGACTATTTGAAAACCGATATCGTCAAAGAGCTGGGGGTGAAGATGTGACTGCTGAAAATCTTTTACGAGATTTGCGACACCTAGCCAAAGAGGTTCGCACCTTACAGGAACAGGTTTATCTTTACAGACAAGCTGCAGACGGCTTAAAGGCCATGCAGTTATCTGATATGCCAAAGGCTAAAGGCGTGGGACCCGATACCGCGGACGCCATCGCCAAATTGGTTGATACAGAAAAATTGTGCATTGAAAAAATATTAGAATTGACCATCGCACAAAATGAAGCCACAAAGATCATCAACTGCATGGGCAACAGTGAGCATCGCAATATTTTAGACTTGCGTTATATCGTTGGGAAATCGTGGGATGATATCGCAGTTGATATGGATATGAGTCTGAGAAACGTTCACTATCTCCACGGACAAGCAAAACGGGCTTTTATAAAAACTTATAATAACGGCAGATTTTTTATAAAAACTTCCTAATTTTGCACACTTTTGCACAGCGAAAAGTGATACAATATAAAAAGGAAATTTGTCTGAACCGCGCAATAACAGCGCGGTTTTTTTATGCAAATTTTTCTGTGGTGGCGCCGGTTTTATCCGTTAACAACAAAAAATTACAAGAACAAAATGACTCGTCATTTCATTCACTCCTTAAAAATAAAAAAACTTCTTATCTACTTCACCGGCGCCATTTCTTTTTTTTGAAGGGAACAATAAATGGAAATCAAAGACATTAAGTTATCAGACCTCAAACCTTATAAAAACAATCCACGCAACAACGAAAGCGCCGTGCAACAGGTCGCCAATAGTATTAAAGAATTTGGCTTTAAGGTGCCTGTGGTTATTGATTCTGACGGCGTTATTGTTTGCGGGCACACACGCCATAAAGCGGCTGCATTATTGGGGCTTGAATCCGTGCCTTGTGTGGTTGCGGACGACCTAACACCGGAACAGGTTAAAGCGTTTCGATTGGCTGATAATAAAGTGTCTGAATTAGCTACATGGGATGATGATTTACTCAATTTTGAGATTGATGGCATCGCTGATTTAGATATGACGGATTTTGGTTTCGAGGCACTAAGGGATACATTCCTTGATGAAGATAAGCCCGATGAAGAACAAGAAGAACCGCAAAAGGAAAATGCCCGTTCACGCACTAACGCGGCCTATAATTTGGATTTGGTGGATTTAGGGTCTGTTATGGGCAAATATGAAATGCCCATTGTTTACGATGACCACATTACTCCAACCGAACTAATTTCATTTAACTATGCAAAGAGCACCGAGGCAAACAACGCCCTAGGTGTTCATTTTTATATAGACGATTATCAATTTGAGCGCATTTGGAACACGCCTGAAGATTATGTTGAAATTCTAGGCAAATTCCAATGCATGATAACGCCTGATTTTAGCTTATATATGGACATGCCATTAGCGATGAAGATATGGAACGTGTACCGCAACCGCCTAATCGGTGCTTATTATCAATCGATGGGGCTTAAAGTGATTCCTAGTGTTAGCTGGGCGGGCCCAGACACATACGATTTTTGCTTTGACGGTGTGCAGCCCGGGTCAACCGTTTCTATTTCAACAGTAGGCGTCAAGCGCAAAGAAAAAACCATGGACATATGGCGCAACGGTGTTTATGCGATGCTAGACCGAATCAAACCACGTACGATTATAGAATATGGCGGTGACGTTGGTTTTGAGTATCCGAAAAATATTAAAGTAATCAGATTTGGGAACACCAATCAAGAGAGGATGGCGAAAAGTGACAACTAATGAATTTTATAGACAGTTAAAGTACAATTTGAATTTCGTCACTTTTGGCGATGGATTCATTATTTACAAAAAGCACAAAGGACCAAAAAAGACCTTTGAATTTTACAATATATTCACCCGTGAAAGCGTGTATCTGCCGTGGGATGAATTATTAAAATATGAATTTAAAGGCAAGACCGTTGAAAGCTATATTGAAGATTTGAAAGACTTAAACATTAAATTTGAAGGTGGCAACGGCCAAAGCTCTGAAAGACATAGTGTATTTTCTAGTGCGTCAATGGGTGAAGGCGCTAACACTCCCGATTTACCCGCAAGAATGAATAAATTATACAACGGTAATAAAATGAGCCAGGAACACACTTTGGAAACATTCAGAGAAAAACACGCAGCGGCTAAAAGCGAATCCGCTATTATCATGGATAGCAACGGTTTTGTTTCTGTGTATGAGCATGGCGGCAGTCACAGCGTTGGGATTGACCCCGCAAAAGCTAAAGGCAAACACGTTATACACAACCATCCAAGTGGTAGCCATTTTTCTGGCGCGGATATGGAAGCCTTCGCTTCTACCGGGGTCAAGGCGGTAACCGCAACAGGGACAAAAGCAACCTACACTGTCACAAAGACCGCCAAATTTGACGCCAATGGTTTTTCAAAAGCGATTGCTAACGCAAAAACCACTAGCACAGATTATGACAAAGGTGTTCATGATTTCTTGTCTAAAGCTAGTAAGAAATATGGCTTTATTTACGAAAGAAAGGTGTATTAAATTGGCGAATAAAAAACGTACTGTTGACGATTCTAAATTGATGTTTGGTTTTAAATTAAACGGCAAAGGGAAACCTGTACCGCCAAAAACCGCAAAAAAGAAAACAACCAAAAAGAAGGTGAAATGATGTGCCTAGAAAACCAGTAGAATTAGATAAAGAACAATTTGAAAAACTATGCGAATTGCAATGCACGCAAAAGGAAATCTGTTCATGGTTTGATATTACCGATAAAACCTTAACCCGTTGGTGCAAGCGCACTTATGGTATGGGTTTTTCAGATGTATTTGAAATCAAACGCGGTAAAGGTAAAATCGCCTTGCGCCGTTATCAATTCCAACAGGCAAAAACAAGCGCTTCCATGGCTATTTGGTTGGGGAAACAGTGGCTAGGCCAAACCGACCAAATGAAAGTACAAACACAAGCTATCCCGGTGGTGATTGAGGATGACCTCACAGAATAATACGTTGAAGCTGTCGGACGTTGTTGGTGGCGGTTATGCTGATTTTTGGCATTTTAAGGGCCGCTATCGTGTATGTAAAGGCTCCCGCGCTTCTAAAAAATCAAAGACAACAGCCCTTAATATCATTGTTAGAATGATGCAATACCCACAGGCTAATACGTTAGTCGTTCGCAAGGTGTACAGCACTTTGGCGAATTCATGTTATACAGAATTAAAATGGGCTGTGCATCGTTTGGGCGTTGATGATTTTTGGGAGTTCAAACAAAGTCCTTTGGAGATGACCTATTTACCGACGGGGCAGAAAATCTATTTCCGCGGACTAGATGATCCGTTAAAGGTTACATCTATTACTGTTGACGTTGGCTATCTTTGTTTTTGCTGGATTGAAGAAGCTTATGAAATCAGTAATGAAGCCCAATTCGACATTCTTGACGAATCTATCCGCGGTGCTATTCCGGATGAAGCAAAGCTATTTAAGCAAATCACGCTGACCTTTAATCCGTGGAACGAACATCACTGGATGAAGAAGCGCTTTTTTGATGTTAAGGACGACCCCGATATTTTAGCCAAGACCACTAATTACTTGTGTAATGAATGGTTGGATGACGCGGATAAGCGATTATTCGAGCGCATGAAAAAAGACAACCCGCAACGTTACAGGGTGGCGGGATTAGGTGAATGGGGCATCGTTTCGGGCACGGTTTACGAAAATTGGGAAGAAAAAGCCTTTAGCGTTGAAGAAATCAGCAAGCTGCAGGGCGTTAAATCGGTCTTCGGCCTTGATTTCGGTTACGTCAACGACCCATCCGCGCTGTTTTGTGGTTTGATTGATAAAGCAAATAAAACGCTTTGGGTGTTCGATGAAATGTATGAAAAAGCGCTTTCCAATGAAGAAATCGCAGAAAAGATTACCCGCATGGGATACAGCAAAGAGCGCATAAAGGCGGATAGTGCAGAACCAAAATCAATTGATAGACTGTGGGACTTAGGCATTAAACGCATTACCCGCGCCAAAAAGGGCCGTGATTCTGTACGATATGGGATTGATAACTTGCGTGATTATCACATTATCATTCACCCAAAATGCGTGAACTTTATCACTGAGATTAGCAATTATACGTGGCGTGAAGACCCAAAAACGGGGCGTAAATTGAATGAACCTGTGGATGATTTTAACCACTTAATGGACGCCATGCGCTACGCAACTGAGGGAACAGCAGACGCGGCAGTATTTAGTTTTGAATAATTTTAGAAAAGGCGGTGTTTACCATTTTTACAAATCTATTAGAAAAATTCTCGAATGTTTTTGCAACAACAGGTGAGTACACCGCCAAAGACATTGAATTCATCCAAAATGAAATCTATCAATTCTTCAACTCCAAAAAACGTGCGGATATGATGACAGGTGAACGTTACTATGTGAATAACCATGATATTTTGCAAAGAAAAATCATGGCGATTGGTGAAGGTGGCGAATTACAGGAAATCAAGCATTTGCCAAATAATAAGGTTATTGATAACCAATATGCAAAGATGGTAGACCAGAAGAATAATTACCTCTTGGGCAAACCGCCAACATTCAAGAGTGAGAATGAAGAATACACGGAAAAAATAAATTTGATTTTTGGCCCCAGCTTCTTACGCACACTTAAGGCCATTGGTGAAGATTCCTTAAACTGTGGCCTAGGTTGGCTATACATCCATTATGATGATAATGGTGACTTGGCATTTAAGCGAATCAGACCACATGAGCTTATCCCGATTTGGCGTGACGCTGAACACACTATTTTAGAAATGGCTATTCGTGTCTATCCTGTATTGCATCATCAAGATAATCAAGAAAAGGTCATCTATAAAGTTGAAGTATTTGATAAAACGGGTATTTCTTACTTTGAATATGACGATGCATTTAAGCCCGCTGAACCCTATCACGCAGACTATTTCACTGTACATGACGGTGAAACCGCCAACGGTTATAATTGGTCAAAAATCCCTTTGGTGGCGTTTAAGTACAACAGCAAAGAAATGCCTTTAATTAACCGTGTTAAGAGCTTGCAAGATGGTATCAATGTTATGCTGTCAGATTTCGAGAACAACATGCAGGAAAACGCTAATAATACGATTTTAGTGCTAAAGAATTATGAAGGCGAAAACCTAGGAGAATTCAGACGCAATCTTGCTACATTCCGTGCCATCAACATTCACGCATCCAGTGAGGGCGGCGGGGGCGTCGATACCTTAAAAATTGATGTTAATCCCGATAACTATCAATTGATTTTGGCCTATCTTAAAAAAGCTTTGATTGAAAATGCCATGGGCTATGATGCTAAAGATGACCGTATGGCGGGAAATCCTAATCAGATGAACATCCAATCAATGTATTCTGACATTGACCTAGACGCCAATGGTACTGAGGTAGAGTATAAAGCCGCTATGGAACAGGTTATTTGGTTTGTGAATTCTCATTTAGCTAATACCGGGCAGGGTGATTTTACAGGCGAAAACGTGGATATTATCTTTAACCGTGATGTACTAATCAATGAGAGTGAAGCAATCGCAAACCTCAGACAATCTGTTGGGCTTTTGAGCACTGAAACCATCATTGCACAGCACCCATTTGTTACGGATCCACAAGCGGAATTAGAAAGACTTAAAAAAGAACAGCTTGAAGCCATGAAGATGATGGATTATCAAGATTTAGGGGCTGAATAATATGAACATCCCTAATGATGAATATTGGAAAAACAGAGCGGAACAACTGGAAAAAGAATTGCACAAACAAGCGCAACAGACTTTTTCGGATGTGTCCGCTATTTTTGACCGTACGATTAAGGACATAGACAAGGCCCTAGGGCGCTGGTACGCCCGATTGACGTTAAATAATGAATTAGAACCATCATTAGCAGAGGCAAAACGCTTTCTTGATAATGAAGAAATTCAGGAATTCAAGTGGACGGTGCAAGACTACATCGAACACGGCGAAATTTACGGTTTGACTGGGGCTTTTGCTAAAGAATTGGAAAATGCATCCGCAAGGGTACATATTTCCCGATTAGAAGCCATGAAGATGGACCTTAAAATGGCTATTGAAGCCCTCTATGGTCAATACTTAAGTATTGCCAATGAGCATTTAGCGGCTATTTATGCTGAAAGTTACTATCACAACGTTTTTAATCTGTTTCAAGGATTTGGTGTTGGCTGGACCTTTGCAGAAATCGATACAAACTATTTAGAACGCCTATTGGCGAAACCATGGGCGCCAGATAGGTACAATTTCAGTAAACGTATTTGGCACAACAAAGAAAAGCTGTTGGACAATGTGCACAAGATTTTGACGCGCCACCTCATTTTAGGGTCAAGTGCTGATAAACCAATTCGAGAATTGGCAAAGGCCATGAACACCTCAAAATACAATGCAGGGCGTTTAATTATGACCGAAAGCGCGTATTTTGCGGGTGAAGCAAGAAATGATTGCTATAAAGAATTGGGTGTCAAGCAATACCGAATCATTGCTACATTGGACAGTAAGACATCTGAAATATGTCAAGAAATGGATGGGAAAGTGTTCAACCAATCAGAATATGAAGCGGGCGTAACCGCGCCACCGTTTCACGTGTATTGCCGTACCACCACAGCACCTCATCACCCTAACCGTGATAATAGCAAAGTTAGACGAATCGCAAGGGGCGAAGATGGCAAAACGTATTATGTGCGTGGTGATATGACCTATAAAGAATGGCGTGAAGAATATATAGATAAACCAATCAGGAAGCGGTATAATGAGCTTAAGGAAAATGTCCATAAGCAGATAGAAGAATATTCAAAAGAGATTCGTTGGGACCGTCAAAACCGCCATATTCGTGGAGAAAAAGAGTTCAAAGAAGGTCGTAGTGAATTAACAGAAAATCCGGAAATGCTGATTAAACGGTATTCAGGAAAAGGAGATTTACAATATACGAAAGATGGCCGTTGGAAGAAAAAAGAAATTTTTGTACACGATGACAAAATAGGCGTGTGGGTATCGCCAGACGGTGAACGTAAGGACACGAATAGAGGAACTATTCATTATTCTAAAAAGCACGGTGTGCATATAGTACCGGCCTATCCAGATGAGGAGTGATAGCATGGGGGTTTTGTTTCAAAGAAGACGCTTGCAAGGAAAACAGGTAAAGGTGTTTTGTAATGATGGTGATGTTCTTGAAGGCCGATGGCTCGATTGGTGGGAAGCTGACGAAAGCGATTGGGAAGATGACGAGACGCCTTGTGACAGTATGGGGCTTTTTAATGTGAAAGACTATTGGACGCCGTCTGTTGAGATTTTAGAAACGGAAATTAAAGATATTAAAGAAGTATAATTAACCGCTACCTATATGGTTAGCGGTTTTTTAATGCTCAAATTTTCTTTAGGAGGTAACGAAAATGCACAAGGTAAAAGAAGGCGTGCAAGCCACAGATGGAATTTATGAAAAAGTGAAAATCTGGAATGGTAGCAGCTACCAAACGGTTTACCGTCCCATGTATTTTCAACCCCCGCCCGGCGGCGCAACAATTATATACGGGGAATGTACGAATCCCAAAAAAGAAAAGCTCTAATGGACCTAAACAAGTCTCTAAACTGTTTCGTTCCTTCCCTTTTGTGTGGCGGTGGGTTTGGACCGCCACAATGCCGGTATGGCGCAATTGGTAGCGCAACTGTTTTGTACTCAGTTGGTTACGGGTTCGAATCCTGTTACCGGCTTTACGTGGGCACACGTTAAACGCACAATCACAGCGCCAAGGAGCAGGCGTTAAAAACTGTAATGATAAATAGGAGGTCATAAGACTATGAAACGCGAATTTTTAGCAGAATTGGGCTTAGAAAAGGAAAGCATTGATAAAATCATGGCCGAATATGGCAAGGACATCAATGCTGAGAAGGCAAAACTCACAGCTTTAGAACAAGAAAAAGCCAATCTTGAAGATAGCTTACAAGCGGCAAATGATGCCATTGACGGCTTCAAAGCAAAAGACCTTGATGTCGAAAAGGTGCAAAAGCTAGCTACAGAATGGCAAAAGAAGTATGAAGCAGCAGAACAAGCAAGAGAACAACAGGAACGTGATAGCGTGTTGATGCAAGCACTCGATAAAACAAACACACTTGATGCAGAGTTGCTAAAGTCTTGCATTGATATGGACGCACTTGTTTATAAAGATGGTAAATATATTGGACTTGATGAACAATTAGAATCCATCAAAGAAAACAAGCCGTATCTGTTTGAAGCTGCTAAGCCAAAGGCACCGACCATCAAAGGTGCTCAAATCGGTGACCCATCTGAACCGTTTTCTAGCGGTGGAGAACCGGTAAATTTTAGCGAAATGACCTACTCAGAGATTATGGACTACCTAGCAAAACACCCAGAATCAGCAGAGCTTTTAAGCTAAGAAAGGATTGATTTGAATTATGGCTACTTACTTTGACAGCAAAGCATTTAACCCTCAAGCGTTTGGTAAATATATCGACTCTATCCCAAACCTGAATAAAAACCAATTGGCTAAGAGTGGTGCAGTAGGTGCAAACCTCAACGCAAGAAACGCACTCAACAGCCAAACCGGCTCCCTCTATGCGCGTGTCCCTTCCTTTGGCCACATTTCCGCAAAGACTAGCCAAAACAACGATGGTAATACCGACATCCAAACCACTAGCACCACCACCTTTGACCAAGGGTATATTGTGGCGTCCCGTATGGTGTCCTGGACTGAACGCTCTTTCAGCACCAACATTACCGCCGGTGTAAACTTCATGGATCATGTGGCAGGTGAAGTGGCATCCATTTATAAGCCACAGTTGCGTCAGGCTATTCTTTTGGCGATGCTCAAAGGCGTGTTCTCCATGACCACATCCGGTACTAAGCCACATCAAAAAGAAGCAAAGCTCTTTATGGATAACCACGTGACCGATATTTCCGCAAATAAGGACCAAACAGGTTTTGTGGGGCCATCTACACTCAACAGTGCTATTCAAAAAGCATGTGGTGATAATAAAAACGCATTTACTTTGGTAATCATGCATAGCGCCGTGGCGACCAATCTTGAGAACCAAAAACTTTTGGAATACATGAAGTACACCGATAAGGACGGTATCGAACGTCAATTGAACATGGCAACATGGAATGGGCGTTTAGTGTTGGTTGATGATGAAATGCCAACTCAGGAAGTTACTGAAACCGACCCACACACCAAATACACCACTTACGTATTGGGCAACGGCGCCTTGATTCTTGATGATATTGGCGATTCCGTTCCTTACGAAATGGACCGCAACCCAAAGGTTAACGGTGGTGAAGATACCTTATATGTACGCGACCGCTTCATCTGTGGCGTGAATGGTATTTCTTTTGAAAAGCCATCCTCCGTTACTGCTAGTGCATCTGATACCGATTTGTCCACCGGTACCAACTGGGAAATCTTGCATAATGAAAAAGAAGCGCTTTCCCACAAGGCCATCCCTATTGTTAAGATTGTATCTCGAGGCTAACCATGGATTGCCCAATGGAACAGGTAACCGCAGAGGCGTCAAAATTAGTGGAGCTTATCCCGCTTTATTTTGATGCCGCGGATTACCCCAACGTTGACTTTGCAAGCCTGCAAACAAAAAAGGCAATCACAAGGCTTTTATTTGATTTTCTAAGCGAATGCAACAGATGCGACATCCCCGACGATGCGAAAATCCCATTTCTCAGTGTTGCTATGCAGTTTATTGATGTACAGCAATTTTATAAAAATGTGATTGATGATAAAGCCGTTGGGGCGTTGAGCAAAGATAAGCCGACACAAAGTGTCTCTATCAAATCAACGTCTGTTACATATGGGAAATCAGAATTTGAATTAGCCAAAGACGATGCAAAAACCTATTACGCGGATATGGTAAAAGCCGTTGAGCGTGATTGGATTGAGCTTATAACAAGGCACAGAAAACTGAGGTGGTAAACGTGATTGATTTATTGGCACATGCAAAAGCCATTGAAACCTTGTACGACGCCACAGCTACAGTTTATGGCATTAAAAATGGCGGTGCATTTGAAGGTGCATCGCCTAATCTTAATGCTAAATACCCCGATATGGTCACGCCTGTTTATGTTGATATCCCGTGCTATTTTGAAACGGAAAGCGCGGGTGCTGTTGGTGGAGATTTGCCACAAGTCGCGATGAAATACACGCTTATTTGCCCTGATACCTACGACATCCCCGAAGGTGCTACTATTAAATTAAGCAAATACGGGCACGAAACGGGAACTTATAAAGCGGGTGTTTCGGACCATCGCGGTTCCCATCAAGAAATCAATTTGCAAGAAGATAGATTAGTGGTGGTGGGCTAGTGTATATTGAAGCTGATCTAAAAGAGCTGGATGCCCTGATAGAGAAATTCGAGAACGCAGGACGCACTCCATACCATTTTTATCGCGATGTGTCCCATGAATTAGCGGCCCGATTGTTGGAATTGGTCATTATGAAAACCCCAACAGGGGATTATCCAATTTCATCCGGGCGCAAAGGTGGCACACTGAAACGCGGATGGACTGCAAAATCTCACAAGCAAGCGGCAGGCGGTAGCGGCGAACCAACACCGTCACAGGCCCGTTCTTTTGCTTATAAATTGCCAATCAATCACAAGGGCAGTATTTACCAAATAACTGTTAGTAACCCCGTTGAATATGCCAGCTATGTTGAATTCGGACACCGTACCCGCCGTGGTAACGGTGCTAAAACGAATAGCGGAAACGGCAATAAAAAACGCGGTTGGGTAGATGGCAAATACATGTTGACGATATCAGAAGAAGAATTAAAGCATGAACAACGTGCAATCATTGAGGAAAAGATTGAAGAATGGTTAGAGGTGGTTTTTGATGACAAATAATGTGCTATTGCCAATCGTTAACGGTATCGCAGACGCATTAAGAGAAATCAATAAAAGCGCACAAATTTATATTGATACCCCGCCTAATGTGGATTCCGCAAAAGGTGGGTATTTTTATATAAAGCCTGTCGCTCTAACTAACGAAAAACTGTTAGCAGACGCAGTTTTGCTACACGTTACATTCGATATCATGTATTTTCCTAACGATTTGCACGCTTCGAATAGCGTTACTTTGATGGATGCTCTGTATGGCCTAAATTTTGCGTTACAGCGCATTATCCCCGCCTGTAATGTAAATGGTCAATATGAGAAAAAAAGACCCAAAAAAGGGCAAATTATTGAGTCGAAAATTGTTGACGACGTGGCGCACGTCTTGGCAAGGTACGATTTGCACTTAGACACCGAAGAAAAAACAGAACTTGTCAAAGACGTATTTTTTATCAATGAATAGGAGGTAGGTATTATGGCTTTTGGCGGTGGTTTATACACTGAACAAAATAAAGTATTGCCGGGCGCATACCATAAATTTTCAAGCGAAAATACAAATACCACAGTATACGCTGAACGTGGTTTAGTAGGCCTTATCACTCCAACAGATTGGAGCGATGGTGAACTCACCAGATTAGTGATTCCCGCGTTAGAAGTAGAGCATGAAGGGGCTTATGTGTGGCCTAGAGATGCTGTGAAGGTGTTGGGGTATTCCGCTAATGTTGATGTGCCGGAAAGATATACAGGGGCGGCTGATTTAGCAAAATTCGTGCCTGTTTTTGTACGTGAAGTATTTAGACATGCAGTAGGGTGTTTTATTTATCCGCTTTTAGGAAGTAACAAGTCAAAAGCAAGTTGCACATTATGCACTGCTAAGAAATACGGGGAACGTGGCAATAAGTTAGCGCTCACCGTTACCGAATTGCCGGAAAAGCATTTCACGGTTACTACACTGTTAGACGGTGTGGCAGTCGATGAACAGACGGTCACCAAGTATGACGAATTGGTTGATAATGATTTTGTTGCATTTGACAAATCAGGCACACTGTCCGCAACCGCTTCTATGGCGCTTAGTGGTGGCTTAGCGGGTACAGTCGATGTTGCTGACATTGAATTAGCGGTTGAACGATTGGGCAGTTATGGCGTTAACATTGTATGCCCGATGCACAAATTGACTGATACCAAAGTGTTGAATGCAGTAATCACTCAGAACGAAAAATACGGGCACTGGATGCAAATGGTCGGTGAACACACAGGGAAATTAGTCCCAACAGGCGGGTCTGAATACCTCATTGCGCCGGATGTTGCGAATGACAGTATCAACTTGATGCTTTTATTCCCGTATCTTGCAGGCGCTGAAGCGGCTTGCGAATTGCGAACAGAAATCGCGAACCGTTCCCTTGATAGCGAAATGTTACGCTATTTAGTGGATAAGGAAGGCATGAAGCCGCCTACACAAGAACAGCTTGAACAAGGGATTAGAGCCGGGTACATGATGTTGCATACCGTGGGGAACGATTGGCGCGTGCTCAATGATGACAATACTTATATTAAGTACACCCCAACCAAAGACAAGAATTTCCACAAGAATCAGGTGGTGCGCGTACTGTTCACCATGGCGAATGATAGAACAGGTATTTTCATCAACGAATTTGCCAACAAAGCGGGCACCCGCGAGCTTGACCGCAACGCTTATAAAATGCGTTTAGTTAAAAGTGCACAATACTTCTATAGCATTGGCGCGTTAGCGGAATTCGACACGGCGGATATTACCGTTGAAGCTGGGGCACAAAGTGACGCCTATTATGTTAAGGCGTTTACCCGTCCTAATCTTGCAGTCAATAAAGTTTATCACGATACCGTGGTAGCGGCGTTTCGTGGTTGAGGGGGTGCACTAAATGGCTAATGAATTTACACTCGCACAGCGAATGGATAGAGATGCAGTCGTTAGTGGGAATGAGGCGCTAGCTTTGGCTATTTTGCCAAGTGGACGCCGTTTGATTATGGCGAATTTCATTAAATTTAAGGCGACTTTGTCCCATAGCAGTTCTAAGGTGCCTATTTTGGGGCGCAGAAATAAGACCAATAGACGCGGTCAGGGTGAAATCTCTATTGAGGCAACAGCTCATTACAACTGCAGTACCTTTAGAGAAATCGAGTTGGAACATAAGAAAAACGGTTCTAACTATACCTTTGATTTACAGGTCATCAATAACGATCCTAGTAGTAGTGTTGGGCGTCAAGTCATCGTATTTTATGACGTTTCATGGGATGACATTCCTTTGGCAATGTTTGACGCTGAAGCGGATTACCTCACTGAAGATTTAAGCGGTACCGCGGATGATTGGGACATGGAAAATGTCTTCAACGAAAACGGTTTGAAGCAAGCATGATTCCAACACTGCATGATTTCATAGGTGCGTTTATCGCAGTAACCATTGTCCAAACTTCATGGACGATGGTTACACGTTTTTTATTGGGAGGAAAGAAAATGAATCTTAACAGATTGATGAAACAAAATGTAGTCGAACAAGGCAATTCTTTTTACGCGCCAAGCCCACGATTTACCGAAGAAAACGGCGAACCGTTGAAATGGGAATTGCGTCCGTTGACCAATGCAGAATGTGACGCGTTGACTGACCGACACACCAAAAAGCGCAAGGATAAACGCGGTTTGGTGATTGGTGAAGAATTGGATTCTCAGGGTTTTGTAGAAGAAATGCTTTTGATGTCCCTTGTAAACCCACCACGTGAATACTTTGAAAATAAAGAACTTCAAGATAGTTGGTCTACCCCTGAAAAGCCTGTATTCACTCCTATTGATGTTATTAAGGCGATGTTCATCCCAGGTGAATTTGCAGACCTTTGTGCAGAAGTACAGCGTTTATGCGGTTATGAAATGTTAGCGACCGATGAAGTTAAAAAAGAGATTAAAAAAAATTTGAAGACCAAGACGACTGGGAGTACAAACTAGCCTATTCCCTATTTTGGGATCATCACATTTTACCCCATGAATACGTGAATTTTCCCGCCAACGTGAAGGCTTTCATTATGGCGGCTTATGAAAAGCATGGTGAAGATATGGAAAAAGCAAAGAGCAAATAAAGGCGGTGAATCCGTATGGCAACCATAGCCACTACCCTTACTTTAAGGGATAGAGTATCAAATAAATTTCATAACATTGCGGAATCAGCCCGACAAGCCACTAATAAAATTAGGGGTATCGGGGCCGCCGCTCAGGCAACGGGGGCAGGTTATAACGCACCTGTTGCAGGGCAAAAGAGATTGAACAATCTTATTAGGCAAGGTAGGCAAGAAGCATCCCAACTGGTAAAAGAATTGAGTGCTATTGGCGCCGCGTACGCTGCTTTCCAAACACTTAAAGCAAGCATGAGCGCCTTTGTGCAAATGTCGGATGCTTTGGCATCTAGTGATGCTAGATTGGCTAATATCGTTGATGCATCCACTACGCTGGAAGCGGTTACACAAGGTGTATTCAATGCCGCTCAAAACGCCCGCGGTTCTTATGAATCCATGGCGCAGTTTGTCGCCCGTGTTGGGAACATGAGCGGTGATTTATTTTCGAGCAATCAAGAATTGATTAAATTCAGCGAAACATTGAATAAATCAATGACGCTTAATGGTACCACAACGTGGGAGGCTGAAGCGGCTATGACACAGTTATCCCAAGCATTGGCTTCAGGTGTGTTACGTGGTGAAGAACTGAACTCAGTGTTTGAACAAGCCCCAGGCATCATTCGAATGATTTCTGATTATATGGGTGTAGACATCGGGCAAATCCGAGCGATGGCATCCGAGGGGCAAATTACGGCTGAAATTGTGAAAAATGCTGTTCTGGCCGGTGCGGCTGATATAGATGCGGCTTTTGAAAAAATGCCGTATACGTGGGCACAAATTTGGCAATCCTTCAAAAATCAGGCGATGTTTGCGATGAAACCTGTATCAGAGTTATGGTCACAGCTTATCAACAGTGACGAATTTCAAGCGATGATGCAAAGCGCTGTTGTCTTACTTACCATCTTTGTGCAAGCACTTGCAGGCGGGATCACAAAGGCAGTTGAGCTGTTCCAATGGCTGTCACAGTTTACGCTTGTGCGCGTTATTTTTGCATCCCTTGCCACTTTGATAGGTGTCAGACTTACTTTAGCCATGCTTAATTTAGGCAGAATGGGTATTGTGGCGTTAGGGAAATTGATTGTCGGTGCTTTAGGTTTAGTGGCTTCTTTTGCTATGGCTCACGTGCCACTCCTCATTATCATCGGTCTGTTTGCACTTATCGTGCAAGGGTGCCTAGATATGGGGATGTCCGTCCGCGAGGTGTTCACAGGTCTTTTAGGTACAATCACAGGCACCGCGTATGCAGGTGTTGCTACATTTGATGTGCTTTGGGAAGGTATCAAGGTAGGCGCACACAATGCAGGTGAATTTATCAAAGAAAAGTTAGCGGACGCCCTAGATTGGGTAGCCTCAAAGATAAACAATAGTAAGTTAGCGCAAAAAATCGGCATATCAGCGGATAGAGTAAGTTATTCAGCGAATTACCGTTCCTATGACGCCAAAGGCGCCATTCAGGGGGCTTTCGATAAGGGTTACGCGCAAGGTAGCTATCTTGCAAATAAGGGCGTGAACTGGCTTAAAGATATCAAAAATAAGGTAACCAATACTGTCCAAAAGGGGCAAAGCCTTGTTTCTGGTAACCAAATTCCAAAATACGAGGATTTAGTACCCGGCGCGGCTAAAGGCGATGAAGGCGCGGGTAATCCGGCTGATTCTTTGGCAGACATCGACGATTACACCAAAGAAACAGCTGAAAATACCAAAAAACTGGCTGATACGCTTAAGGCGATGGGCTTTGACCTTGCGATGCTGAAAGCTACGCACATGGAAAACGCTCTGAGAAAGATTGAACAAAACGTTAAGTTGAATATTGATATGCCGGTTACCAATGCCGCGGATGTCGATTTAGACGGCTTTGTGAATAATTTTGTTGACAAGATTCAAACAGAATTAGAGAACACATCTCCTATCATTGCAGGAACGGGGGCGAAAATTTATGGCTAATGATGCATTTAAGGCGTACACGGAAAAAGCGCTAAATAAAAGCACATACGGGATGCACAGTTTTTACCTTGGCCCTGACCTTAAATTGCCTATTGCCCCAGGTAAATACACCATTAAGGCGGTCAACAGAAATACTACTGTTGACCTAGTGCAAGGTATGCCTCTTAAAATTATCAACGACCCAGGCTTAACGGGGTATGAATTCGAGGCGATTATTCCCCATGATATTGATAGCCCGCTGTATCGCGTGGCCGAATATGATGGGGGATTCAAATCCCCTCAATACTTTTTAGACCAATTCGAAAAACTGAAGACTGCAGAAAATGTGAAAGACCGTGTTTTTCAATTCATGATTATCGAAAACCAAAAGTATTCGATGAACATCTCCACGCTTTGCACACTTGAGGATTATAAAATTGTGCAAGACGCGGAAAAGCAAGATTTGGATTACATCATTGAATTTACTTTAGAAAAATTCGTTGACCGCCAAGCAAGCAAGTTTCGTATCGTCAAAAAGAGCGATGGCACTTTTGAAGCGATGACTGAAGAAAAAGCCAAAGAGTATGAAAAAATCCAATCTGATTTACAAGCTGCTGCTGACGCTTTTAACGCTGCAATGTCACAAGTCGAATTTGCAAAAAACGCCGCTGAAGCCGCGGCTAAATTAAATGGTAAACTTAATCCTATTGTGCCAGCCGCTAAAGCTATTGCAAGGCAAGCCGGTGTTACTGTTGTCGATAAAATACCGGGGCGGTGATTGAGTGGAAAAATTAAATCTTAAAAATTTAGATGTGCTAATGGAAATTTACGCCAGTACAGGAACTGGCACACCCACCACGATGTATCATCCTGTCTTAATTGATAAGATTCAGTGGACAAGCACCTGGGACAGTAATCCATCAAAGATGGTATTTACCGTGCTAAAAGATGGTGTAATCAATTACGGTCAAGGCAGTAAAGCAGTTTTGAAAATCAACGGAAAAACAGTATGGGTTGGCTACATTATGACAAAAAAGCGTAATGCAGACGTGAAAATTGAAAATACCGCTTATGACCAAATCCGATACCTGAAGAATCCTGTAACTAAAAATTTTACAGATATGTCTACGGCCAAAGCTATCAAGGAATTGGTTGGAGAATACAGTCTCCCGTTGGCTGAAATTAAGGGGGTTAAAGAGAATAAGTTAGAAGATATGATTGCAGATGGTCAGGAAGGTATTGAGGTGATCAACGACATTCTGACTAAGCACCTATGTTCAGCTTATGAAAATCTAACCTTTTATGACAAAGCGGGCGTTTTAACTTTGCAAAAAATTGATGATATGAGAATCACCAATCAATTTTTTACACCCGCTGAAATGTCTGACTGGGAATATTCAGCGAGCATAGAAAAAACGTATAACAGTATCATCATTGATGAATTGGACTATGATGGTGAGACACATAAGAAGTACACCAAGGTTGAAGATGAACAATCAATAAAACGCTGGGGGCTGTTGCGCTTTATGGATAAATCCAATGAAGGTGGAGATTTGCCCAAAAATAAAGCTGAAGCGTTACTGAAGCTGTTGAACCGTGAAAATCGCACTTTGAAGCTTAAAAAGGTGCGTGGCAACACTGAAATATACCCTGGGTGTTTAGTTGCGGTTAAACTGCCATTAGGCGACATGAACCTATGTAGTTGGATGGTTGTTAAAGAAGTCACTCACACTATTGATAACACCGGTTATTGGATGGATATGACCGTGGAAAATAGCGAATTGGGCTTTGCGGACCCATTCCCACCTGAAGGACATTTCCAGGTTAACAAGCCGGAAAAAACAGAATCTGAGGGCGGTGGCTTTGTAGAGGGTGACAGCGTTCCTGCCACCATTTATAACTTTATGCGCGCTCACGGATTTTCAGCCGCTGCAGCTTGCGGGGCTATGGGTAGCATGGACGCTGAAAGTAGATTCAGCACAACTGCAGAAAATAGCAGTGACGGCGGCTATGGTCTTTGTCAATGGACCAACACACCGGGCTCCCCGCGTCGTAATAATCTGTTCAATTGGTGCAAATCGAACGGTAAAGACGTTACGAGTGTTACTGCTCAATTGGAATTCATGTTGTATGAATATAATCAACCTTACTATCAACAATTCCTAGGTAACCGATACAAGCAACTAACGGACGTTACCAAAGCAACCGCGGATTGGTTACAGTATTTTGAAGGCTACCCAACACCGCAAGCAGAGGCGCAATGGCCGCGCCGTATTGGGACCGCCAAAAAGTACTGGGATTTGTGGAAAGATTACAAGCAAGTTCCTAGTGCCAATAGTAGCGGTGGTGCTTCAAATGGTCCGTGTCCACCAAAACTTATGAAGGCTATTCAGAGTACTGCATTTCCTGGGAACGATTTGTGTGCTACGTGGACATCGCGAGTTATGAATAAAGTCTATGGTAAGTACATGTATGGAAATGGCATCGACCAAACTAGAAATTATTGCCACAGTTCTAACTTAAGTGCCATCAAACCTGGTATGTTGATTGGTTGCGAACACAGTCCGTGGTCTTACACTTACGGTCATATTGCTATTTATGTAGGGAATAATAAAGTGTATAGCAGTGAAAGAGGTGGCATTAAGGTTAGGGGTCTAACAGAATTCATTAGTATGTACGGACCTCAAAATGGCGGTTCACAAGTCCGATGGGGTTGGGCGTTTAACACGCCTATAAGCTAATGGGGTGATAATAATGGCTGAAAACATGGAATCCGCGGCATCAAAATTTGCACATCTGATGAGGGGCGCAACACAGGAAGGAATAGATCACAATCGATTAACTGATACCGTGGCCTTGAATTTAGTCGGGATTCATCCTATCAAATTCAAAAAAGGGACACTATTAGAGATTCCTAATTCTCTTATTGTGTTACCTACGGGTGTCGGTTTTGATACGGACGATATCAATAAAAATTTCCTGTTTTTGAGAACGGACAAAGGTAATAAATTTATTTTCTTAGCAGAGTTAGGAGTGAGTATAAAATGAATGTTCTACCTGATTCTTACGCTAATGGCTTGATTATTGAAGAACGAACGGAAACGGAAAAGCCCACAAAGACGTGGGCTTTTCAGCTTGATGGTGATAGGTGTGTAGGCACTTGCGATGATGCAAACGCTTTAATCCAAACGGCTTACGCAATTTTGCAAACCGAACGCGGGGCACATCTGATTTATCCGCCCGATTATGGGCTTCAGATGGATGACTTACGCGGGCGTCCAGCGCCGTTTGTATTCGCAATGTTGCAAACGCGAGTAAGAGAAGCCTTGATGTATGATAAACGAATTACAGACGTAACGGATTTTGAATACGACACAAGCGGTGATTCTATGACCTTGCGTTATGTGATGCACACTACACTTCCTGAAAAAACAATAAAGGGGGCTTATTATGTACGATGATTTAACAGTGCAAATGATTCAGGACGAATTGTTAGCAGCGGTTAGCGCGGATATGGATACCCGCCCATCTTCTTTAATCTATACGGTTTGCGCCGCGGCGGCATTGCAATTTGCCCAATTATACATAAATCTTGATTACGTCAACGACCAATCCTATGCAAGCACGGCTGATAGAGAGCACCTTTTATTGATTGCAAAGGAAGCTGCAATGGCTCCAAAGGATGCAACGGCAACCACTGTGAAGACAAAATTTAACATTGAGTTGCAGATTGGTACAAGATTCACTGCCCTAAATGTGCCGTATAAATTTTATATCACAACACCGTGCGAATTGGATTCGGACGGTTTTTATTATGCTCAAATGGATTGTGAAACAGCGGGGGATTTGCCTGATAGCGAATTTGTTGGGCCTTGCGTACCTGTCGACATTGCCGGTGACGTTATCGAGATTGAAGGCCTAACCACAGCGGAAATTGTATCGGTTATCACGCCAGGTGAGGATGAAGAAGATACTGAAGCTTTTAGAAGGCGATACTTTACAGAAAGCCAATGGGAGCATTACGGCGGGAACATTGCAGACTATGAAGTTATGATGAGCCGTCAAATGGGTGTTGGCGCTTGTAAAGTTATCCCGGTGTGGAACGGCGGGGGAACAGTTAAGTTGGTGTTGGTTGACCCGGAATTTAAGCCGTGTAGTCAAGAATTCATTAGGCAAGTACAAGAATCTGTTGACCCGCCTGGATTAGAGGGTGACGGATACGGCAAAGCGCCTATAGATCATGCCGTGACTGTCGTATCAGCGGATAAGACTGTTATCAACGTGGGCTTTACCTTAACCTATGACGATGGGCAAAGTTGGACGACGGTAGGAACCAACGTAAAGGCCGCAATTGAAGCGTATTTTGATAAGGTCAGACGTCAATGGAAAGACCTTGATACACTCATTATCAGAATTGCACACATTGAAAGCGTCATCCTTGATGTGCCTGGGGTTGTTGACATTAGAGGCACTACATTAAACGGTGGTGCTGATAACGTTTCTGTGACAGCGTACAACGTGCCTTTATTGGGGACGGTGACACCAGCATGAGAAATTTACTATTACAGTCTTATGACGTCATCCGCTTATGGCCTGATTATCTGCATAGCTATAAAGAAATGCAAGAAATCAATGAAACGCTGGCTTTTGCATTTAAGAACTATCTATCACGCACGCAACGCATGTACGAAAATCACTACGTGTCAACAGCGCATGAAGACGGGATAGCAAGATTTGAAGCCGAATTAGGCATTATCCCACGCGATGACGCATCCTTAGAGGATAGACGCTTTGAGGTACTAACGAAACTCAGAAACCGACCGCCGTACACTAAACGTGCACTAAAGATGCTCTTAGATAGTTTGCTGGGTGTGGGAATGTATATGCTAACGATTGATACATCAAAATATGATGTGACCGTAAGTGTAGAACTCACCCGCAAAAATCAGGTAAACGCGGTTGCTGATTTGTTGCGCCGTATTGTACCGGCAAATATGTTTTGCAACGTGAAGGTGAGATACAACCAATACTATATGTTAAGCAAATTTACATACGCTGAATTGAAGCAATTTACATATAAAGATTTGAGAGAAAACCCACGAATTAAAGAAATCTACTTAGAAAGAGGTGGCAAATTGCAATGACGAAATCACCAATGGGATACGATCTGTTGGAACCGGCGGGGAACGATAACGTTGATATCCCAACATTATGGAATGCAGCTGTGGCAAACACTGAAGCGTTATTTAAGCAAATGAGCGGGGATTTTGACGCATTATCGCTTACGCCTGGCAATAACACAGACGATACTTGCGTAACATCGCCTGAAGGCCTGGATACTTGGACGACTATTATCACAGGCGCAAGCGGAGAAGAATTAGCCCGCAAAGTTGAGAAAGAAAGCAAACAAAGTAACGGTAAAGCATTGTGGACCACAACAATTACAATGAAGGGTAAACCGTCGGTAACCTGTGTTGATAAGGAAAAGGCCACCGGTGATGGATGGGTAAGGGAGGTTAAGTAATTGGAAGTAAACAGAATTAGCACAGAAATTGAACGTGCGAAAAATGCGATTGAAAAGAAACTCGACAGCTTGCCAACAGACGTGCAAAGTGTGAAGAACGCCTTTGACACGTGGAAGGCAGACTGGACGCAGGCAAGGGCGGCGAAGCTCGACAATTTGGACGCAACAATCAGCTCCCGTGCAAGTTCGCAACAGGTGGACGGTGTACGGGGGGGGTGGACCTAAACCACACTGCTCTTACTGATTTGCAAAATAGATTGACAAAGGTAGAGGGTAGTGTGGGGCAAGTACAGGAAAACACTTTTAGTGTCGCAAAAAACAAACCTATTAAATTTCTTGTATATACGGTCAAACAAAAAGAAAAAAAGACGGTAATAGACATAAGCGGTGCAGGCTTATTGCATTATGTGAGGTGCAACACTAGCAATTACCACCCAGGAGCAACTCTTAGTGTTGAGCTAGACGGGAACAAGGTTGAGCTAGTGCATAGTATTAAAAATGTTGAAGGATTTCTTTCTATTGGCACTACGGAAGCGTTCCCTACGGAAGGAGAGAACAGACAAAGGTGGTGCCAGCTTCTTGAAAAAAATAATTCTGGTGGGTTTGATTGTAGAGTTGTCACTCTTCCTTACTCGCCTTGTCGTCCTGTCGAAGAGTTGTTTTCGAAGCCTTTAATTCGCTTGCACGGCGACTTCACATCCGTCAATGCCCCGCGAGTTATCGGACGCGAAAAAGCGTACAGATTTGAAAAATCAATGCGTGTTACTGTCGACTTTTCGAGCGCTACGACAACCTCGGTGATTGACAACAATACAGAGTGCCTGTACACATTACTTTAACCCCCCTCTATCCTCTCAACAGAGAGGATGAAACATAATGGAATATACGAAAGTACAAACAGCACTAAATCATGTTAAGGATGCAATTACGACAAAATTAGACGAAATTAAATCAGACGTGACCAACGTCAACAACAGCGTGACCAATCTACCGACCACGCTTGATAGCAAGTTTAGCGCACTCACTAGCAAGGTGGACGGCGTTAAAACGGATGTTGCAGGCGTTGGCAGTAAGGTGGATGAAGTGCATGGCTTGTTAGAAAAAGAAACGGCGGTTACTACGTTTTACACAAAAGAAACCAGCCATATCGTTACTTTGAGAGAACTCGGAGAAGGTCAATCTGTTGATTTTGTGGATATAGCAGGCAGAGGGAAAATCATTGGTTTTTCGTTTACAGGCAGTCCGCACTTAACAATAATCATGAATATTGACGGAAAGAATATACAGTTCAGGTCTAGTTCTGAAAATGGTGTGCCTAATATGTATTATCATAGTTTTAATTTTTACTCTTATGATAGTTGCAATCGATTTGACGGAAGAGCAAGAAGCGTTCTTGTATTTGACGATTCCCTAGATTCCCAAAACGATACGACTTTTCCTACGAGAGAAATTTTTTCTGATTCTGGCAGGGTAATACGATTTGAGGATTTTTTAAAACATAATTATATAGTCACCAATGATTCTGACGATAATAAATTCGGTGGCCATAGGGAGATATACAAAAGTGCAAGTTCAATCATTTATCCGTGCATTAGGTTTGAGAATAATTTTTCTATCAAAATGACCGCTAGTTCTAGTTATGACATATTACCAGAAGCGTTAGTTGTATACACCCTAGACGAATAAAGGAGCGTGAAAACATGCAAATTATCAAAACAGAAGAAATAATCGAAGATGGCAACACGTACGTTGTCAACACCTACGACAACGGGACGGTCGAGAAATACATCAAGCCCGACCCGAACTACCAACCGCCACCGATGCCAGAACCACCTAAGCCCGTCACGAATGAGGACATCATGGCACAGCTCACGGCGATGCAAGGTGAGCAGGTGGGCACAGTGGTGCTTGATAAGGCATATACCGACGGTGTGAATGCTGTGTAATAAAAAAGACACGTCACTTGGACGTGTCGGGGTGGTTATACGAGGTGTAGTTGTTGTTTCAAGGCTTCTTGAAGCACTTGCGAGAAATTGACGTTGCTTTTTTCTGCAAAGGTATTTAACCATGCTGGGATGGTGAGGCTTTTTCTAACAGCTTTTGAACCGTATTTTTCTGAATAAGCGTCCATATCAAGGACGAGAAGATTTACAAAGCCGTCTTCTTCAACTTGGATTTCACTGAGTGGGGTGGCTGTTGGTACAGGATTTCCGTCCTCTAATTCATCAAGCACCCAACCAGAAGCGGCGTCTGTCGCCATTAAGATGGCATCTGCCAAGGTGTCGCCCTCAGAAATACAACCTGGAAGGTCTGGAACTTCAACGGTAAAGCCGTTTTCTTTATCCTCAAAAGGGTAAAAGATGGCAGGATAAGTGAGTTTCATAATTATATCTCCTTTCGAAAGAGGCGAGGGCTGTTATTTCAGCCCTGCCTGTTTCAATATTGATTTTACAGTTCTTGAATCTAGGTCACCGTTGTGGTGTGGGATAGTAACTTTGCCTGGTTTTGTTGGATGAATGTAGTGGTAATGTGAACCTTTTGTACCTTTGTATGTCCATCCATCATCCAGTATTATCTTTTCAATTTCTCGAAACCTCATAAGCAACCTCCTTATGATTATATTATACGCATAATGCACATAAAAGTCAATGAAAATTATACGCATAATGCACATTGTTTTAGAAAGGAAGCGGTTAGTTTGGATACACAATTATACATTGACGCTATGCACGCTAAGGGCGTTGCAGACGCGAAGGATTTGCAGACCAGAAGCGCAAGCATGGACGGCACGGCACTTTATGCAGAAGAGGAGAAAATCCCCGATTTCAAGGCGGCATGCGCCAAGATGAACATGCTAGAACGTCCTGTCGGTTTCGTATGCAAATCATCCGCAGGCAGAGTGGTGAAGCTCTTGCAAGTCTACGACAGCACTGTTTACACACAAGAGCCTGAGGAATTGCCTGCACAATGGGGCTTTAAGTGGAGCACTGACCCATTAAAGGCACTGCCGTTTATTGCCCTGTCTACTTCGCCGTATATGGTGGGTGATTGCTGCACGGAAGGAGGGAAAACATGGCGAAGTAAGATTGATAATAATGTGCATGCACCATCTGCTTATCCAGCTGGTTGGCAGGATGTAGCGACTGAAGAGGGTGGGGGTGGAACTGTTACGCCGCCTGAACCGCAACCTGAGCAACCGCCTGAGTGGAAACAGCCAACAGGCGGTCACGATGCTTACAAGATGGGCGACCGTGTGACGCACAACGGCAAGGTGTACGAGTCCACCATCAACGGCAACGTGTGGGCGCCAGACGCTTATCCGCAGGGGTGGAAGGTTGTAGGTTAAGATTTAACGTGCATGATTAAAGAAAAGACGCACGTATGTGTTAACTTGCTAGTAACTTACTGGTAACTTGCTAGTAACTTGCTAGATTAGTTTTATAATCGCTATAAACCGCATGGTTGACGCATTGAATGACGCTATAAATGGCGCATTGAATGACGCATTAACTTGCTAGACGAAAAGAAGGTGGACGAATGGAACACTTTATAGGCGCAACAATTGGCTATATAGTGCCGTTGTTGCTTGGTGGTGTGATTGGCTTTATGTATCGTAAGCTGACCAATAATCAAAGGCAGGATGCTATGTTGCTTGCATTGGGGCGGTATCGTCTGATTTATGAATGCGAGGCAATCCTTTCGCAAGGCTATATCACACCTACGCAATACGAGATGATAACTAACCTGTACAACGCTTACGCAGGCCTAGGCGGTAACGGCGTTGGGCATGCGTTGTATAATCGGACGATTAAGCTAAAAATCAAGGAAGGTGACGAATGATGAAAGACATCAATGCAGGCACATTGGCGCGCACCATCGTACTTGCGCTTGCGCTTATCAACCAGGTGCTGAGCATGACAGGGCATCCGGTGTTACCAATCGAAGATGCACAAGTCGAAACATTGGTAACGACCGCATGGACAGTCATCGCGTCATTGATTGCGTGGTACAAAAATAACTCATTTAGCGCCGAAGCAATCGCGGCAGATAAGGAGTTGAAGGCACGCAGGGAAGCGAAAAAAGAAGCAAAAGAAGCGCTCAATGTGGCAATGGTTGACGCCTTGCAAACATTGACGGAGGACAAACTTAAGGGGGAGTCAGAACGATGAATGTATTACTAATTGCAGGGCACGGCGGCAATCCGTACGACCCGGGCGCGTGTGGTTGCGGTTATCAGGAAGCAAAGGAAACGCGTCGAATGGTGGATGCACTTGCGCCACTCTTGCGTGCTAGTGGGTGTGGTGTTGTGGTCTTTGATAAGGCGCAAAACGCCTATGACGTAGTGCGCTATGGTGGTACGTTGCCACTCTCCGGTATTGACTACGTTGTTGAGTGTCATCTTAATGCAGGCGTGGGCGACCAAGGCGGCAATGGATACACGACAGGTACAGAGGTGTTAGTACACGCAAGCGAGCCAGCAACGACCGTTGAGCAGTACATTTTGAAAAACATTTGTGCGTTGGGATTTACCGACAGAGGTGTCAAGCGTCGCAACGATTTGGCGGTTATGGGCTATGTTGTCAATCACGGCATTAGCCACGCGCTTATTGAGACTTGTTTCATTGATGATTTGGACGATATGCGTCTTTATGAAGCGAATTTTGATGCAATTTGCAAAGCCATTGCAGATGGTATTGTTGCGGGCTTTGGACTTAGTGAAGGGAACGATGTAGAAATGTTATCACAAGAGGAAATTCAGTTCGTGAAAAATTTGTATAAGAAAAGCACCGCAAAAGAGCCTAGCAATTGGGCAAAAGAAATGTGGGCGAAAAATAAAGAAGCGGGTTTAACCGATGGTAGCCGCCCGCAAGATGTAGCGACCCGTGAAGAAGTCGCCGCCATGATTGAGCGTGCAACCAAAGCTGAATAAATGCAGAAAAGCCTAGTAGAATCAGTATCTACTAGGCTTTATTTTTTTTGGAAAACACAAAGAAAACCGCCATAAACGGTTGACATATATTGCAATATATGTTATATTATAATCATGGAAGGGAGGTGAAGCGGCATGATTGATGATATAGAAATAGTGACAGCGTTGATTAACTTAACCACAGCTATCCTGTCCTTTGCAAGCATGGTTACAGTTATTTGGTTCAACAACCGTCACTAATTCCCTAACGGGCACAAGCCCTCAAATCCTCTTGTGAGGGCTTGTGTTTACTATATCATATGCCTAACGGTATGGCAAATATCATAAATCTAATTGCTTTTGCAATTTCTATTGTTGGCTTAGCCGGTGCCATTTATCTCTTTTACACTACACTGAAAAGGGTTACAAAGGAGCTGAAAAAATAATGACAGAAAAGAAAAGGGCATCTGTGTATGACCCCGTCGCACAAAAGAAATGGTCCGATAAGAATCGAGCAAAGAAGAATGTTAATACTAGACGTTCTAATGCTAAAAGGTTCATTCGTGAAGATGCTACATTAGAAGAACTTGATGAACTGCAGGCGCTGATTGAAGAACGCAGAGAAACACTAGATATGTGAATATGTAAAAAGCCCATCTATTGCAGATGGGCTTTTTGTTTTGTGGGGCAGTTTGTGGGGCAGTTCGGATTCTAAATGCTGCTTTCTTTTACTTTGTTCGAACCACGAAACCTGCTGTATTAACGCCTTTTGCTTTTCGTTACTAGGTATGATGGAGCTGAGGGGAGTCG